TTTTGATGATGCTATTGTTCTAGCGGATGAAATGCAAAACTCCACCCAGCTAGAGATGTTTATGCTCTTAAGTAGGACTGGTAAGCATTGTAAAGTAATTGTCAACGGCGATTACAAGATGCAAAAGATGATACAAGGTATGAGCGGATTACAAGACGCTGTGTATCGATTAGAGGATCTATCAGATGTTGCAATCTTTGAGTTTGAAGGCTCAGATTGTGTACGTAGCGGAATAGCGCAAGAAATTGTAATGCGTTATGAAAACGGGGAATAATTATGACAACATGTGCATATGCAAACGGTGTATTAGCTTCAGACAGTAGAATTACTAAAGGCTCAACAATCTGCCAAAGAGAGGCCCAGAAGGTCTTTGACGGTGAGAAGGTTATGGTAGCGATAGCTGGTAGCTATGCTGTATGCCTTATAATTGTTGATTGGGTGTTGAGCGGTGAACGTTCATCAGAGCGCCCAGACTTATCAGACTTTAAGGACCACGACATTGGTGTACTGGTTGTCGATAAAAAAACAAAAGAGTGCTGGGAGTATGAGAGCGTAGATCTTATCCCTGTCCCATCAGCAGAGCCTATGACGCTTGGCAGCGGTGATATCCCTGCACTAGCCTCAATGATTACAATGCAAGAGCTTGGGTGTGACATGAACCCCATACTTGCTATTAAGATAGCCTCGATGGTGGATGTCTTCACAGATGATAATATCCAGTTTATAGACATCAACCCTAAAGAAGAAATAGAAGTGCCTAAGAAGGTTAAAAAGAAAGCTAAGAAGAAAGTTAAGAAATAGCCCAGTCACTCCCTATAGGTAGCACCTATATAGTGATTGAAAGACGGGATCAAGTCTCGCTGTGGCGGTGAACACAATAAAAACCCCTCACTCCCTCGAAGTAAAGTGAGGATATATTTAGCTGGAATAGCACAGTGGCTATGCAGCGGCCTTGTAAGCCGTCTACCGGAGTTCGATTCTCTGTTCCAGCACCACTTATGTCTCGGAGGGATGTATGCAAGAAGATGAAAGTCCAGAGGACATTATACTAGAAGGCGAATTAATAAGCAGTAATGTTTCAGGGTTAACGCCTCAGCAACAAATGGAAAGAGCAGCACAGCTAAAGGCTAAGATGCTTAAGCCCAGTAAGAAACAAAAAAGAATTAACGTTACTAAGATAATGAACGAATATGGGTATAACCCAGTAGTTACACAGATCTTAATAGCCACAAACCAATGGCAACTACTAGGCTTAAAAGGGCCAGTAACTGCTCATGAAATAAACAGCAGCAGTCAATACTTATTAGCTCTCTCTGTACCGGCTATCAAGCCTGTAGACTTTATCAACCCTGAAGAGGAGATAGTGCAAGTGCCTATCTATGTTGAGAAGAGAGGAGTGCAGGGTATTGAGCCTCCGAAACCTACTCCAGAGGATGACGAAGATGACAGCTCTGGCGATTGATTATGATTACAAACCACACGAGATAACACAAGAGGTATTAGACCTCGGCATAGATCCTCCACTCTACTTAATAGATGGTAAAGAGCAAGTAAGATCTACAGGACTTAGGTTCTGGCAGGAATGTGTTTTCAGAGATGAAGCACGATTTAGGGTTGCAAACTGTGGTAGACGTTCAGGTAAAACAATATTAGCTGTGAACGAACTAATAAGAGCGGCACAGACAGGCTACGGTAAAGTGGTGTGGTATGTTGCTCCAACATATAGACAAGCTAAATCAATCTTGTGGCAAATCCTTAAAGAAGCTATTCCTAAAGAGGCAATAGCTAAGAAAGATGAGACAGACCTTTCTATAACGCTAAAACACTATAACTCTACAATATCCCTAAAAGGAGCTGACAACGGCGAGAGCCTTCGTGGTGCCGGTTTAGACTTTCTTGTGGTGGATGAAGTACAGGATGTAGCGTTAGAGATAATAGACACAGTACTACGGCCTGCAATGGCTGATAAGAACGCTGATGGGTTATTCATTGGTACGCCGAAAGGTATGGGTGAAAATCCTATGTACCTACTCTTCATGCGCGGTAAGACAAAGAGTAGCTGGAAGAGCTGGACATTCACTACCGCTCAAGGTGGTAATGTTGCCCGTAGCGAGATTGAAGACGCTAAAGAGGTAATGTCAGAAACTAAGTTCAAACAGGAATTCTTGGCTAGTTTTGAAGCTGTTCAAGGAAGGGTTTATTACGGCTTTGACATCAACGAGACGGTTAGAGACGATATAGAAGACCTTGGTGGCGATGTCATCATGATGCTAGATTTTAACGTAGCTAAGATGTGCTGTGCAATAGGACAGAGGGTTGCTGATGAACTACAAATACACGATGAAGTGGTGATTGAGAATTCAAACACGAGAGAGATGTGTAGGGAAGTTAGAAGAAGATATCCTAACAGAAGGATCATATGCTTCCCAGATCCATCAGGTAAAGCTAGAAAGACAAGTGCCGGTGTAGGTCAAACCGATTTCTCAATAATAAGAGATGAGTTTGGTTTCGGGCTAGTGGCCCCAGTTAAGGCACCTCTAGTAGTTGACAGAATAAACTGCGTAAACACATTGCTCTTAAATGCAAGTGGCAAACGTAAGATGTTTATTCACCCCTCATGTGAAGAGGTTATTTCATGCCTTGATGGGCAGTTATATAAGAAAGGTACAAACCAGCCTGATAAAGATGGTGGACTTGATCATATGAATGATGCAATAGGTTATTACATCTCTTCAGAATTTAACATTATAAAAAGAGAAGTGAAAGTGATAACACTTAACTCAGTTTACTAAAAAGGTTTATAATGACAACGATTATACAAGAAAGCGGGATTCAACATCCCGATTATATAGCCTTCTCCAGTAGATGGCGAATGGTGAGAGATGTCTTAGCCGGTAAACATGATATTGACTTAGCAGGTACACGTTACCTTCCTTGTCCAGTCGGTTATGACACCAACAGGTATGAAGCCTATCAAACGAGAGCAGTGCTCTACAACGCTACATCAAGAACAGCTGATGGGTATATGGGAGCTATCTTCCGTAAGCCTGCAGACATACAAGTGCCTGAACAGCTTGAATACCTCTTAGAGGATACAGACGGCAAAGGTAATAGTCTTATACAGTTTTCAAAGATTGTTTCTAAGGATGTTGTTTCACTAGGTAGACAAGGTGTTCTGATCGATTACCCAGATGCATCTAATGTTAAAACCCTTAAAGATGAACGAGAGATGTTCATGAAGGCAAGGTTTTCTTCTTACACAGCAGAGAGTATTGTCAACTGGGAAACAAAGCGTGTTGGATCTAAGACAGTGTTAGTAAAGCTTATGCTCCGCGAGGATGAGTGTACAACCAGTGGACACGCGTTTAACCAAGAGGTTACAGAGTCATATAGACTTCTAGAGCTTGATGAGAAAGGTGAATACACCGTTAAGAAGATGACTCCAACAGAAGAGTCAGATGGTACAAGTACAAAGAAATTCCTTAAAGAGACAGGTATATATAAGCCTACATTAAAAGATGGAAGCCCATTAAAGCATATACCATTCATGTTCATAGGTAGTGAGACATTCCTACCATGCCCAGACCTACCACCACTATATGACCTAGCTCAGTTAAATGTTGCACATTATCGAAACAGTGCAGATTTTGAACAAGCTTGCTTCATGGTGGGTCAACCCACTCCTTGGATCTCAGGATTAGATAATACATTTATAGAAGAGAACAGAGGGAGCTTAGTTATAGGCTCTAATACCGCATGGCTACTCCCTGATGGGGCAGCAGCAGGTATGTTAGAGAGTAAAGTAAACAAGGGTATGATACTACAAGCTATGGAGCTTAAAGAGGCCGAGATGATTGGTATAGGCGCTCGTATCATACAAGACAACACATCTAAAGGTAGTGAGGCTACAGAGAGCGTCCAATTAAGACGTTCAGGAGAGGCATCACAACTATCCACTATAGCAGATAACATCAGTATAGCAATGGTACAGCTCTTTAAATGGGCTGCAATGTGGGAAGGCGTTCCAGAGAGTGAGATAGACGATATCAAATACCTCTTAAACAAAGATTTCTTCAGCGCAATGCTATCAGCACAACACATCACTTCACTTGTTGCTTCATGGCAAGGTGGGGCTATCAGTCACGAAGTGTTACTTAACAACCTTCGCAGAGGTGAAATTGTCTCTGAGCTTAAAACGAATGAAGATGTTAAGGACGAGATTGAGAGTGAACCCCCTCCATTAGGAACAGTGGATAGTTTCAGTGAGCCTATGGGCGAAGGAGACGAATAGGAGGCATTATGCCAAGTGTTATTGATTTAACCATAGACAATGCCATCTACTACGAGATGTTCAAGACAGGCAGCGTTAAACGAGCAGCGCCTATCCTTAACGAGCTTAACAAGCAAATAACTAACGTTATACTACTGATGGATGAAAACCTCCCCAGAAGCGTCTCAGAGGCTCTTAGGGAGATAAATACATTGATAGATGATGCTTTCCTAAAGATACTCCTACTCTCCTCAGAGGAGCAAAGAGGCTTTGTAGAGGAAGTGGTAGAAGATGAAGATGAAATAGTGGTGTTGTTTGGTAAAACCTCCCTCACCACTAAACAGAAAGAAAGCGCTACGAATAGTGCCTTGGCCGCATTGGTTATGGGTAGTACATTCAGGCAACAGCTTAGACACCTTAAAGTGGTAACTAAGAGGCGTGTTGTTAGCAGGGTGAAGCAGGGGATTCTTGATAAAGAGAACTCTAAGGCGATAGCCACAGCAGTGAGAGGGACAGCTAGGAGCGGGTATAGGGATGGAGCATTCAACCCTACACTATCTAACATGGACACAATACTGAGAACAGCTTTAGCGGCATATGCCAATAAGGCTAAACAGCAGGTGATGAGGGTGAGCGGGGTTGACAAATACGTTTGGATCTCTGTCCTAGACTCTAAGACAACACCTATATGCCGTAAGAGGAGTAAGAAAGTTTACCAAGTAGGTAACGGTCCTATTCCACCAGCACACTATGCTTGTCGAAGCTCTACAGCACCATATAATCGCGGTGATAGGATTCCAGACAATATAGGGGAATGGTTACTAAAACAACCATTAAGCCGCGTAAAGACACTTATAGGTGCCAAACAGGCTGAAAGACTTTTCAATAAACAAATCAAACCGAGCGAAGTGAGGGTGAGGAAAAACCTCAGTATTACCTTGCAACAACTACAACAAAGGGGAGTGTAATGGGCGTTATGCCATATAAAGTTGCTGAGCAGAGGGTTAAAAGCCTTATTGATGAGAAGCAGCAGCTTGTTAGTAAAATCACAAAATTAATAGATTTCTGTGGGACGGATGCATACTTAACACTGTTACCAGAAGAAACCTATTTACTAGATGAACAATTAATAGGAATGCAGAGGTATAAAGATAGCCTTGCATTACGCATTATAGTATTCAAATCCCGCCACATGAGCGGAGCAAGATAAACAACACTAACACCCACTGTGTGGGTAAACAAACAAATGTCCAGAGGATTAAGCGATGCCAGATGAAAACAAAATAGATTTAAACGATGAAGCAGTAAAAGCAGCCATTACAGAAGCAGCAACAGTTAAGGCCAAAGAGATGGCACAAACTATGGCTGATGAGATGGTACAAAAGGTGGTAGATGAGAAGACAGAGGGGTTGGT